GGCCGAACGCGAAGACCGTCCGGCTTTTCGCGCTGATCCGGAGAATTTGTCAGTTTTACGCGCCGCACCTTCAGCGGATTTACCAGCACTGTCTGCGCTCTTTTTGAAACGACCCAACTCCTCGCGGCCGCGCTTGGTTTCCTTTACCAGCTCGCCTGCATCAGCGTCATATCTTGAGCGGAGTATAAGTGTCATTTCACCGCCTTTTTGCGCGCAACCTGATTTGCGCCAGTGTTTCTTGTTCCAACGTGCGCACGTGCGTGAAATCTGCAGGCGTCGTTGTTATCCCCATCATGCGCGCCGCCGCCTCGAGCCCGTCGTAATTCAGAGCAACGGGGCGACCATCGCCGTCCCTGATCCACTGTGACGCGGCGCTCATGAACCAAGTCAAAGGCACGTTGAGCCATGAGAAAACCTCGGTCCTGTTGGTTTCGTTTTCACCGGCCTGGTCCGCCAAAACCTTCACTTGGGTATCGGGAACTCCGAACAGCTTCAGCTCTGCTTCAAAGGCGTTGCGATCGGCGACACGGGCACTGTTTTTACTCAGCAGAGACCGCGCCGCCGTTTTTAGTTTTTTGCCTCAATTCCCATCGTGACGCGGGAGTAAGCCTGAGAAACGGCCATGACGATGTAGTCGTATTCAAGAAAATCTCTTCGAACCCGTTCCGAGAACGGAATGGGTTTCTTGTCGATGTCCTGAATGCCATCCCAGCCCAACCAGATCACTTGAAGCGCTTCTTTCGGGTCTTCCATCAATGCTTTGCGCTCCTCTGAGGGAAGAACCAAAAACCGCGCTTCAAAGGACTGTGTTTCGAGACCGTTAACCGTGGGAGTTTTGACGTCTACCTTGGTCGTGACTTCCGGACGCGGATTGAATTGAAAACCACTCATCAGCGCACCAGTATCGACACTTCGTCGTCCCCGGCACTTGGTGTGAAGACCAGGTCAAACGTTGCGGTGACTTCGTTGTCGTCTTCGCCCAGATCAGACAGGAACGATTGTACGGCCGGGGCCGCAATCTCAACGATATCGCCCGCGCCAGACCCGTGAACTAAGCTGAGAACCGACGTCGCACCGTTGATCGATGCCGCAAAGTAATCAAAGTCGGCAAGCGCGGGCGCTGACACCACCATTCGTCCGGTGATGTTTCGGCGTCCGCGGCGTGTGGAGAGCTCGTTTGGCCGATCCGCCGAAATTACTGGGGCCTGATCTGCAAAGTTTAACTCGCGAAGTTTCAGCGCCTGACCGGCAAAACTGAATGCCGTATTGTCAAAGTTCACTTCCTTGGTTTCGCGATAAAGCGCGTTTTGCAGAGCACCCAAATCCAGAGGTGCGTTGGCCGCAATTGTATCACGCGCCACGGGCGCGCCATAAATGCCTCGAAGATTTGCAGAAAACTTTGGCAACTCGCCTTCCTGCGCGTCAAAGCTGAGCGATCCGACTGCATCCAAAACTTCCTGCAACAGATCATCGGCACTGCCCGGTGCACCTTGTGTGCCACCAAATCCACCAACCAGCGTCGCGTGTTCAGACACTTTAATCGGCGTGTAAGTTACCTTTTGACCAGCCGTGATTGCCGCCGAAAATCCACAGGCGCGCAAAAGCGGGTCGTAAAATGGCGCGGTTCCCGCCGCACCGGACCCGGCCGCTTCCACTGAGGCCTCAACAATCGTGCGTGGTCTTTGCAGGAAGTCTTTGCTGGCCCCTGCCTTGCCATCGACCAGATCGCGTGTTCCACGGTCTGCCTCTAACATTTTGTGATTGAGCGTCATGGCCGGTATCAGATCCGAACCTGTGTAGGCTGCAGCTACACCAGCGCTTGCCTGAACTTTTGCGATCAGAAATCGCGTGTCGTGGGACATTGTCATGTCAACCTCCTGTGATGGTCCGGCGGAACCGGATTGAAAATTCGTCTTGCCAGCCGAGCAAACCGCCCGGCATGGGCCCGGCAACCAACTGACCTTTTTCGTGCCACGCTGGACCGTCTGCAAAATCGGGGTTCCACGTCGCCAATGCTTGGATCAGAGACCCTCGCAAAGCTTCAAGTTTTGTGACCGCGCCAGCACCTGCATCGCGCGCCAAATCTTCCTCAATCGAGATCACGGAAAATGTCGCGGTAACCTTTGCGGACAACACACCACCCGAAACGCCTTGGCGGCTGGTTCGCTCAACGGCGGGGAGAACAAATCCATATCCTGCGGCTGCGTTGTTGCGCCGCAAAGCTTCGGACAGATCAAATGCGCCGCCAATCTTGCGATACACCTCTGCGGTTTGAAGCTGGGCAACCACGTCACCAATGGGCAGAACTATCGCACTCATTGCCATTGCCCCGCGAAATAATCCTCGGTAATTTCGCTGATCTCTTCTTTGTCCTGATCCGAAAATCCAAGGAACGGCCGGGCGGGCAGCGTAACCTCGCCCTTTGTTACAAATTGCCCGTTGGGCAGGCGGAACTGCAGGGCCTTTGAATTCACCGGAACAATGGTTGCACCAAATTGATGTGAACTGCCGTAGTGCACGTTTGTGCCTGTCTCGGTAAAGTTCGGACCGGCATCACTTACAATGCTGTCGCGCAAACGCGCGCTTTCAACCAAAGTGGGTCGGCCGCGTTCTCGGGCTGCATGGGACTGAAGCCACGGGCCGTCAGGGCCTTCGCCCTTTTCAAATCGCTCTGACACACTCAATTCCATTGCTGCACCGATGAGGCGCATCAGATCCGATTGATCTTGTCCTGTGCGCTCGATGTTCAACAGCCCGCGCTCAACGCCAAGGTCCTGAAGGGTGAGAGATAACGTGACACCCATCAGTAGCCCTCAAACGTTTCACGGCTGAATGTTGGAGGTGGCGCTGTAAACTCTGGTGTATCTGTCGGCGCGGCTTCGGTGTCTGCTGGCGTTTCATCGCCAAGCGAAGCCTTGCCTGCGCGAACGGCCTTCAGGAAGTCGATCGCGTCGTCGTAATTCTCTTTTGCGCCATCGATGTTGTGGGCCCGGTCACCGAGCAGCCGATACCAGGCTATTGCGGCGCAGTGCACGATCAGAATGCGCGGCGTATTGGTCGTTTCAAACATGCCGCCGACATAGCTTTCCACCTCGGCGGTCGCGTCATTTAGAGCGGTTTGAAGAACACCTGAAACAATACCGTTGATCGACCCCGAACGGGTTGTGACCTCGGCGAGTTGATCCTCACCAAAGCGGTCAATCATGTCTTGTTCGGCTGCGATGCTCATGATCGGGTTACCCTCTTTACTGGCTTTTGGCCTTCGCGACGTCTCGTTCAAGCTCGCGCTTGTGCTGTTCGTCTGCGAGCTTCTTCAGCTTGGGCTCTTTGATCCAGTCGTAGACCGGGTCGTGCAACGTCGATGAATAGATCATGATTTCCGCACCCAGTGCGACAACAACCACCAACAAGCTTGCCCACCAGACACCACCGGCAAACGCACTCAACGCCCAGAGGGCGACCAGCGCCATTCCGGTAACGGCTGCGGTCAACAGGATGAAGCCCAATGCGGCTCGCGAAAATGTACTGTCCATGGGTCTTTTCCTTTCGTTGATGGATGCCCGTCTCTCCGGGCCGTCACGTCCATTCCTCAGACGTTGCAGGCTCCAACTCGCGTGGGCCTCGCCTACTCAGATCGGCTGCGGCGGGGTCACATTTTGCCCGTTACTCCGTCAGCTTCGCGAACGATCCTTTCGCTCAGGAATTTTGGTCGCCGGGCGTGGGTGCTTTAGGTGCAGTGACACCCTCAGCAACCAATGCCGCCCAAACGGTATCGCGCAGTTTGGCCTTCACATGGCCTTCAAGCGTCGCGTCTGCCGCAATGATCGCCTCTACAGACGGTTTGGGGTCTTTGCCCTTGGTGAAACCCTCATGGGTCAGGCCGTTGATTGCGGCCTTGATGCGATCAGTGAGATCGGCAGGCGGTGCGTCCTGGACAGACTCGCCATCCAATTCGGTCAGCGCACCCATCTCGATCATTTCGTCAATGTCGATCCCCTTCAGATTATCCGCTGTCAGAGGACTATCGTCAGCTTTGAAGCGCTTGCCCGCGCCAAGGATCGTGTGATTTACTTGGTAAGTATTCATGGGAGCTCTCCTCAGGTCGTGGCTTGGATCAGGTAGCCGGTGGAAGGGGCCGCAACGACTTCGATAATTTGCCGCCCGACACGAATGGTTTTTGCGCCCTTCAAGCCCACCTTGGGATCAAAGAAAGTGCTCGAGAACCGGCCATCATATTCAGCCGTCCAACCCCAGCCCATCTGAGCACTGTCAGGCCCGGCCATTTGGTTGCGATGCAGCAAGGCCATTGAATTGCCCCAAACGCGCTGATAACTCACCGCCTGGCCTTTGGCTGCGGTGTTGAGGAAACTGTCGCCGACAATGATCTCTTTCAGCTCGAACAATTCCGCGACGGCTTCACGTGATGCGACACCACGATCACCAGCCGTGCGGTTAATCGCCTTCAGAATGTCAGGGTGCGTAGACAGAGCGGTCCAGCCCAGGCGACCAATGACACCGATATTCGGACGGGCGATGAACGTGGCATCCATAGCATTTTTGATCAAGGTGATCGGCTTGGACGTGGCATGGTCTGAAAATTTATCACCAGCACCCAGTGAGGTTTTCTTGTCAGCGTCGTAGTTGCTCTGGTCCTGCACAACATCCGCAACGCGTTTTTCGCGGCGCAGGTCTAACAGGTGCGTCAGGCCTTCGGTCGCCCGTGCCTCAGGGTCAAAGGCCGATGTGCCGCTCGCACGGCCAGCCGCAGCCTTGTCGATGTCGCTTTGCGGAACAACATCATCCAGACCATGATCTTCGACCGACCCGGTGCGTTGCTCACCCGAAAACTCGACTTGCGGCACGACGCCTTTGCGACCAACAAGAGTATCAGGCACCGTGAACATCTGATCCGGTGGATAGAACGTCCACTTGAAATCCGGACCCATGACGGGAACAATTGGCATCACATCATCTGCAACAAGCGAGACATCGGGGTTTTTGAAGTCAACCGCGATCGCTGTCAGGACCGGATCAACTGTAAATGGGGTTGGTGAAGTCATATGAATTCTCCTTATGCGACCGTGTGACGGCCAAGTTTGACGTCGATGATGTCGCCAGCCACACCCGTGGCCAAGGCAACCGCACCTGCAATGTTTCCGGTGGCGCCAGTGACACCAGCACCGGCCGCATCCGGCACCAGCGAGTCGCCAGCCGTGACTGCGCCGCCCAGAACCAGCTCGGCCGTGTCGGACATGATCGTGTCGATCAGTTGGCCGTCGGCACCATCAAGTTTTTCATTCACGCCGATCGTCTTGTCGGTTGCCGCCGTGGCAACTTTGACCTGTTTGTCTGTGGTGCCAAATTTCACGAACCGACGGGCGACTACCGCGCCTTCGGCCAAAAATGATTTGGTAAATCCGGGATTGGACATGATCAGTCCTCCAATGTTGCTTCGACCTGCCGGGCCGCTTCGGAGAAGTTCAGGTTGCGGCCCTCTGCTTCTGCTTCTTTGATCAGCTTGTTGGCAGCGGCCGTGATGTCGGCGGATGTGTTGGACACTGCTTCCGGCCTCTTCTCATCACCGCTCACCTCGCCAAACGAGATCAGCTTTTGCGTTTTGCTTTCCAGCAAATTACGGAACCATGCGCGCCGTGAAATTGGCGTGGCACCTTCCGCAAACGAGATCTCGTCGTCGCCATCAAGGTTTTCCATGAAGGCAAGCATTTCGCCCTTCAGGCCGGGCGCAATACGTCCATCCTCGGCCAGTTGATCAAGAAATGCCTGATCCTTTTCGCGCCGGGCTGTCGCTTGCTCTTCAGCAAAAGCGGCCAGCCGGGTTTTGAGATCCGTTTCACGTGCTGCCAATTCCTCGGCAGTGGGCGTTTTCGCGCCGGGTTCGTTGGAACCGCTCATATCGGCTTCCTCCTGATTTTCTGTGATTTGATTTTCCGACTCGCTAAAGCCCTCAGCCGCTTCGCGAAGCTGTTCTTCAGCAACGCGCAGCCCTTCAATTTCGTAATCCGGCACGACACGATCGGCGGCGTCCTGACCATCGGTGGCCAACAGATGATCGCGCAGACCACGAGCAATGCGGCGCATCGCACCCAGCACGCCACCCGACACTGATAAGGCGTCGGAAAATTCGAGCTCGATTACCAAAGCGTCGTCGTCTTCAGCAAACTCTGCCTGCTTGAGACCTTTAACCGCTGGCGGCTGGGCCCCAAGAAACCCGACATGCTTCAGGTAATGTTTGCCCGGCACCGGGTTGTTTGGACTAAGTGGTGTGTAGAATGACGCGCTGATCTTCTTGAAACGACCATCTCGCACCATTTCTGCAAACTGAGGTTCGACTTGCTTTGGCGAGGCAATCAGATCGCCCGTGTCCGCAAACAAGCTATCAACCCAACCATAAGCCGGGCCATCTGTTTTCGGATGGCCGATCACAATTGGAGCCTCATGGAGCGCCGGATCATAGACCTCGGCCATCTCCGAAATCTGATCTTCGGAAAACGCCGCTGTCGCTCCGGACATGGCGGTGTGCTCACCAGCACGGAAAATGTGGATTGCTTTCACCATTACATGATGTCCCGCCTCTCGCTTGAAATCGTTCAGTCGCAAAACTGCAATGAGGCGACACTACGTGGCGGGTTGAGGGCTGTTCAGATGAAGGATTTCGCAAGGCCGATGGTGAAACATGCGGTAGATGCAAGCTTTACCGTAGTGAGCAAATTTCGACCCGGCAAGCGCGCAGGGGCAAAATTCGCTCAGACGCGCCACCAGACAAATTATCTGGCGATCCTAGCTAGACACCCGTCAAAACGGACAGAGACCCTTTAAATGGTATTTAAAGCGGCGCTGAGGAATGAATGCGTACCCATCAAACAGTAGAAATACCGGATATCAGGCTGGTTTGATGTTTTCAGGCCGGTGCTGCGCTCAGAAGCGCCCTCAGACGTTCCACGCGCGCGGTGTGATCGTATGGCATGCGGCACACAACAGAAATCACCTCGTCGATGCGCTCGGCCGATTCCGGTCGCCCGGTGTCAAAAAGCTGCATGGCGCGCTCATAGGCTTCTGGCACCCACGTCAATTCCTGACCATTGCGCAGCATCGCATCAAAGCGCGGCCACGTTTGCCCATCTTCCATTGGAACGCCAAGGAAGACGTCGCCATAAATGCTATCGAGAGAATTATGTTTCATCTTGGATCAACTCAATATCATAGATTTTGATCCGGCGCATCTGGCCCGGCGCATCGATATCGTCAAACTCAATTTCCTGAACAGCAATCACCCGATACCCCAGCCTGCGGCGCAACAGCACTTCGTTTTCAAATCCACCTAAGTAAATTCCGGACGTGGCATCTGGAACGCGCATGCGAAGCATTACGTTTTCAGATTGGCGGCGCGAAATCCCGGTCAGATTGCCGTGACCGGCAAATCGCATAGCCATGCCGGAACTGAGCGAGAACGACCCATAGGATTTCTCCGACAGCCGGTCTCCAACGTCCGGCAACGAGATCCGTTGAAGTCCGCGATAAAGCATCGTCTCAGGAGGCACAGAGTTTGCAGCAATGGTTTTGTCCAGGTCATCGCGCCAGCCCACAAGCTCGCGCGTCATCGGCTCGTGACCGCGCAGCGCACGATTCAGGGCTCCATAGCCTGTGCCGTTGTAGAAACGTGCACCTAGGTTGCCAGACGCAATCATGTCTTCCATCGCGAAAGCACCGTCAAACGACTGATAGGCGAACTGCAAAGGGTTGCTGATTGCGCCAAATCCAGCCTGACTTGGAATTGCGCCCGATGCGGGAAGGCGATCCATACCAGCCCAGATCATGCCCGGATTGCCATCCCAAGCAGGATCAACGCCAAGGGCTGTCGGTTCAATCTCTCCGGTGCGCTTGTTCAACACACCGCGTTCCTGAAGCACGAAATCCCCTGTGACCTTGTATCCGCGTTTGTCGAGCTGGCGTTGAGAGAGTTGCTGGATCGTGCAACCACATCGCCAACCATTGGGCGGATAAATGCGCGCCCAGATCGGATCATCAACTTGACGAATAATCTGGTGATAAATTACATGGTCAGGGCGCTTGGTCTCTCTCTGGATTTGCACATATCGCAAATAGGGAAATGAACGTTTGACGCGCTGAATGCGCGCCCATTTACCGGCAGCATGCGCCGCGCGCATGTTTGCATCAAAGATCACAGACAGGCGACGATTTGATCCAAGCTGAACTTTTTCGAGTGCGCCGGTCATCGGATCGCGGACCATCTTGCGACCCCACCATCCCAATCGTTTGAGTTCAGGTTCCAGTGCTTCTGTGAACTGGCGTAGGTCTTGGCCGTTTGCCAGGGCATCGTCTACGGCATTTCGAAGTGTTTCCAGAACATCTGTGCGCATCGCCTTGGCGACGACAAAGGCGCGCGCATGCTCGTTGCGCCAAACATCGCGGAAATCAAAGCGCTGATCAGGCGGTGCCAACCCCTTAGAGCGAAAGAATGCCAGGGCATCTTGTGGTGGAAGGGCCTGCAATCCAATTGTCATGGCTGAGCGGTACCGCCTGCGATCCCGGCGATTTCCTCCTCGTCCTCAACTTGGGCTCCAAATTCACCAGCAAGACGGGTGGCAAGCATCCCGCGCCCCAGCAGATCGGCAAAGCTGCGCGCGTCCGGTTGCGCGTCTGCCAATTCGGTAAGCTTGTCTTTTAGCGCTTCCAAATCACCATTTTCGATCCCTTCAAGGGCGGCTTTAATATCCGCTAAAAGGGGCTCTAAAGCGCTGTCTGCGTATCCGTCGCTGACCATTTCGCGCACCAGAGCGTCGATTGATCCATCATGCGTGTGCTCGGAAAACTCGCTTGATGCGTTATTGAGGTTTGGTTTCGAGTTCTCGGCTTCATAACCCTCACCATAGCTGTCTTTCACCCTTTCCGGTGTCATGCGCCAGCCCATTTCGTAGAGCGTCTTGTCGCGCTCAACCGCTGCCGTGGTGTCTTCGGGGTCAGTCATCACGCGTTTGATCTGGGGCGGTGCGACACCGGGAAAGTTGAACTCTGAAAGTTTGGCAACCGGCCCGCGGCTGAAACTCTCACAAATCAAGTCAGCGTCAGATTTGGCCACATACTCCGCCACGTCCTGATGCACCTCAGCTTGCGAAAGCGACGAGCCGTCGTCGGTGGTCATGGTTTGCGCGCGAATGACTTTGGCAATGGCCGCGTCCATGCGCCCGTGCAAGGTTTCAAAACTCAACGCACTGCCGTTGGAAGGGGCCGAAAGAAGCTCGATGTTCATGCCTTCGGGCACAATAATCCCGGCCTCAGACCGGATCGCATTCACGGCTTCCAGTAGTATCTTCTTTTCGGGTTCTTCTGCGCCTGAAGAATAGGTCCCTTTGGCCGTTGGCATGCCGAACTTGTCGAGCGCTATTAACCAGAGCTTCAGGCCGTTGCGTTTGAACCAGACAGGCCAATAGAGCCAATGGGCAAGGCCGATACCATAGGGTTCGTCGTCGTGATCAGCACCCGTTGAAAAGGTCCAGAACTTGCCTGCCGGCATAAGCTCGCCGTTCAACATGTTGTTGCGCGTGATCAGGCGCAGTTCGCATTCTTTGTCAAAACGGAACCGCACGCGGTCGCGCACCTTGATTTCATCCCAACCCCAAAATTGCCCGTCCCGGCGAAACATCTGTTCTGACACGGCGTAGCCATAGAAGATGCCCCACATCATTTTTTCGGTCAGACGATCCCAATCAAGATTGGTGATTTCGTCCTTCAGCCAATCGGCCGCTTTCTTGGCCTGAGCGGTGTCGTCACCCGCCTCAACGGTCCATTCCCGGCTCACAACAGCAGCGATGCGTTGTGTGAAAACCGCCTTGACTTGCGGATCCGTTAAAATCGGTTTGTAGATATCGAAACTGCCCCGGCCACGCCCTTTCAGGATGGAGTCCGTTGGTTCCAAAAGTGGGCCAATCCACGGCCGTGTGATGTCCCGGCCGTCAGCAATGCCAGCAAGCTCTCCCATAGGGTTGCGGAGCTTGATATTGCGGACGCGCGGGTAACTGGTTTTAGTTGCCATGGTCAGCTCCTCATTTGTCGAAAATCATTGAAATTGCGAAAGCAAAAATGAGCATCCCGACCCACCCAAAGGGAGTTAAGAAAATCAACATAAAAACTTCAGCACACGTCATTTTTTCTTCCTTCCAATAGCGCCATAAACCCGCAATTCGGGCATGCGAACTCGCATCCGGATGTTGAAAGTTCGACAATGTCGGCTAACTCGTCGTCGAAGAAATCCAAATCGCAGAGACACTTGGCACATTCGAATTCGCCCCATTTGTCGCCATCGTGTGTGTGTTGGCTGATTTGGTGTGTCTTTGACATGTCAAAACCCTCCGAAATCCAAACCGCCACCAGCTCCACCAAATGACCTGCGCCGATCCAGCTCAGACGCAAAGGCATCCGCATCGACTGTCTGACGATCACCCGTCGACTCAAACTCAATCGGGCTGTGGCCGTGGTCTGCCGCGGTCGTTGCAAGCGCGCAGGCCCAAAAGCGGTCAGCGTGACCGTCACTGTCACCGTCTGCAATCAAGCGGCGAATGCCAGTGGGACCCACGCGGCTGCGAATGGAATGCAAGTCAGAGCGCAAAAGAGGATCGCCTGCCGGAATACGTAAACGCCGATCCTGCATCCTCTCTTTCAGGACGGTTGCCATGTCGAGCTTGGCTCCGGCTGTGAACAGCACGCCTTGAACTCGCGTCTCGCCATGTGAACGCTTGGCATCCTCAACCGGCTTTTCACCCATGCCAGTTTGATCCATCGCGTGGCGAACGATGTTGTATCGGCGAAAAGCATTGGCGCGAAGCTGATCTTGTTCGGCGAACGTTGCACGCTTGCGCACAATGACGTCTCGGCACCACAGCACGTCGCCAACCTCTTCCCAAATCCAAAGTACGTAAAGGTCATTACGCGCGGCGATATCCTCGCCCATGTAGCAGCGACCGCCTTGGTACAAGTCGGGCTTGCCTGCGTCGGCATGTTCGCAACCAGCGATTAATTCGTAATCGAGCCAGCTTGCGGCCTCATCCAACCATTTAAGCTCAAATTCCTGCGCCCAGGCATCCTCGTCTGCCATGCCGGCGCGCAGCTCTGCGATATCCACGTCCAGCCCCTGTTCGACGGCCTGATAGATATCAACGTGATGTTTGGACCATCCGTTATCCGCGGTGGTCATCAGCTCGTGGAATTTGTTTCCCTTGCCGTTGGGCGTGGAAATCACTCTGATCTTGTGACCACCACGCGCAGCCACGGGAAAAGCAGAGGCCCAGATGCGCCGGCTATCTTGATGAAACGCAAATTCGTCCAACAACAGATTGCCGCCAAATCCACGTGCGGCGTCCGGGCTGGCAGACAGTGCGACAACGCGACTACCACCGGGAAACCGGACCTCATGCGTTTTGTAAACAGCATCCAGCTCGCGGCTGTAAAACGAACCTTCTTGAAACTCCGGCTCACCGATCCGGCTTAGTTCGTTATAGACAGCATAAAAGCCTCTTGTGATGGGCTTTAAAGCATCTTCTAAAGCCTCTTTAGCGGTTGCCTCGGACCGAGACAAAATGGTCCATCGCTCCTTACGTCCAGCAATCTCTGCCTGAATGCATTGATCAACAACTTCGGCTGAAGAGCCAAAGGTTTTCCCGCCACGACGGGTGAACATCCCGATCTTGAAACGCGAATCGTCGCCGATCCACGCAGATTGGTAAGGTAGGAATGTGATGACCGAGTCAGCCATGCAGACCTCGCGGTTTTGCGCCAGCCTTAAGCGCCAGATTTTCAGCCTTCAGAGCACGCACGCCGCGCGCCATTTCCCGGATGGTTTCCGCGCCACGCCGGATCGCTGCGGCGCTGTCCGGCATGCGCTTCTTGTTCACGATCCGCGCGTGTGCATCCAGATCATTTGCGATTTCTAGGGGCGAAGCCATTACAGCGCGTCCGCAGCGGCGGCGGCCAAAAGCAACAGGGCAAATGCGCCGGCATAAAGCCAAGGTTCAGCGTTGCTATCACCGGGCGCAAACACGAATGCAGCGACGACAAATGTTAGAACAATTATTCCTACGACGGCCATGTCACACCTCGCGAATTCGGATCAAATAGGGTTTTCCGTGTCGCCACGCGATGGTGATGCGCATACCCAAATGCTCAAACCGCTCACGTTGCCCGAACAACAAGGCAGCCATTGCAGGCCAAAACGGGCCTTTGCGCCAGTTGTGATCACCCACAAACACTTTGGTGCCGTATGCCATGTCGCGCGCCGTCATGCCGTCAGCCCCATAATCTCGCGCGCTCGCTGCGCAGCCACTTCTTCGATCAGGCCTTCGCCAACAGCTTCGTCCAACTTCTCGGATTGAACCTTACGCTCTGCCGCAATCAGGCTGTCGCGCAGAGACGTGGAACGGATCAGGTTGTTGAGGGCGGTGGTGAGGTCCTTCATGCCACGCGGATCGGGCAAACTATTGGGATTCACCATCGCCATTTGCAGCTTGAACTGAATGGCCGTGAGCTGTTGAAAGAGAACGGACGTAACGTCTACTTCGTCCTTCAGGCTGGCCTCTTCCAGAAAGGCGCGCATCTGATCCTGCGACTCTTCCTGCAGCTTGGCATATTCCTTGAATTCCGAGCCGTAGGCATGGACAGCCGACTTGCCCAGGCGAAGTTCAAAACCCTCTTCTTCGAGACGGAAGTTCAAAGCCTCAGTTACGTCTTCGTAGCCGGAAAATCCGCGCTCTTTCAGCTCGTCCTGAAGCCAGCGGCGAAGCTCTGACGGTAAGAGATCAACTTTGCGGGGCGGCGGCATATCAACGCCTCGCTTTTGGTTTTTGAATATCTGGGTGTGAACCGATACCTTGGGCGATCTCTACACCCGACCGTGTTGTTGTCGCCACGACAACGCTGCCGTGATCAACGTAGTCAACAAATCCGTTTTCCTTAAGCCAGACCAGCTCAGTTACAACCTGATCATAGGTGGACGGCAGGCCGACATTATTAAGAACGTCGGCGAGGATCGACGCGTTCGCCGTGTACTGAGGTGCTTCGCTGAGATGCAGCAAAATGCTCAGGCGGCGATGCTTTCGATTGAAATCTTCATAGCTCATTTATCGTTACCTCTGAGATAATCTTCATGCCTCGAAACTGCCGTTTCGGTTCTGACCTGACTTTCGGCCATGCCTCTCATAGTTGCTCGCATTGCCTTCATGTCGCCGCCCATTTCAGCGAGGAGGACTTCCAGCTTGTGCATGTCATCTTTGGCTGGCATCACATCGACAGTTTGCTCAGTTTTCTGGATGCGAAGCTCAAGCCCATCCATCCGGTCGGACCCTTTTTTGAACTGGCTATCGACGTCCTTGCGACGGGTTAGAAACCACGCAAGGACAATTGCCCCAATCGAAAATACAAAGCTGATCAGTTCGATAAACGGCTTAAGGTCTGCAATTGTCATCTGTCTCCGGGCCCACCTGCGATTTGAGTGCGCGCCTTGGTCAACGCGGGGTTAAGATCGGGTTCACTGACTGCCAGAGACAGTGCCGCGTCAGTTCCGGTATCAGCGACACCCGGCGTGTCGTGTGACAACGCACGTAAAGCGGCGATGTTGGAGACCACGGTTGGGGCCATCGCAAGCGTCTGGGCAATAGATTTCTGGAATTCCTGCCCTTTGATTTGGTGACGCGCGCCAAAGTAAAAACTGACGATAACGCCCAATAGCCACCAGAGAGGTTCCGGCACCAAGGCAAGGCCCACCATACGTTCGGCAAACCAGATTGGGTCGAACATGGCAGACACAAATAGGGCAAATACACCCATCACCATAATTGGGCGCGGCAACCGATTAACGGCATCCATGAACCGATCAAACAAGCCACGCTGTTCTGCGCGAAACTCTTGCCCGAATTGGTTCAGTGCTTCGCCGCGCATTCCTGCTTCGCGGGTCGCGCCGGACTCTGCATTTTCGCGGAACACCTCGGCCGTTTCTTTGACCAAATTCCGCCCACCACCAAAGATGAGCGACAGAGCACCCTCAATCAAACCCATCCCGAAATCCTCTCCTGAAACTCTGCATCACTCATGCGATATTTGGGGGAAATGAATTCTTCGGCGCGCTTGATCCAACCGCCTTTGCCACCGGCGCGCGTCCGGGCATACTTGCGCTGTGATGGCTTTCGATCAGCCAGCCGGAAATAGTAATTGCGCCGGGCAACCCCATAGGCATCAACCAAAGTGGTCCCCGCCTTTTCAAAGGCAGTTCGAACAGCCTTCAAAGTATTGGGACCGATCACACCGTCAACGGAAACATTTAACCCTAGATCATTCAATAGGCGTTGCAGAATTTTGACCGCGTTCACACCGGCATTGACGTACATATCAAACACGGTTGCCTGCAGTGCTTCGGGCAGTTTCGCAATGCGCGGACGTTCAAAATAGTGGCGCAAGAAAATGCCGACCGCGAGCTCAGGTGTGATCAATCTGACGTCGGCGATATCGATATCGCCGTCATGGTCCAGGTCAATTTTCAGACGACGCATTGTATGGATCGTCACACCGCGATTTGTGGCCCCGCCTGCATCGTCGGGGTCATTCACAAAGCCACCCTCACGGGCGACAATACCTTCTGCAATTGCCCGTGGTGTCACTGGCGCGCTCCCGTCCTAAATGCCTTTCGACATTACAACGCACGCGGATCACTTTTCAGATGAAGGATTTCGCATGTAGCTGAGAAGCGGTGGGTCTTCTTTGGTGTCTTCAAGGACCTTCGCCCGGAGCTGATAGACACGGCGATGCGTTACGCCAAAAGCATTGGCCACCTCATTTACGTTCGCATCGGGATTTTCGGCGATGACACGCTTGAGAGAGCTTGTTCGCCGCGCATGGGCAGAGGGAACCTCAACATATTCGCCAACGTATCGTTCAGATAGCCACGAGGCAATCGGGTGACCGACAACGCTTAGAATAACACTTTTGTTAAGGTGTTCGGGGGCCGGAACGTAAAGCCGCATTCCGCTGGCAGTGGACAGCACACGTGAGGCCGCACTTTCGCCCAATTCCTCGCACAGTTCTTCCAGCCATTCCGCCCCGATACCCATTAGCGGCCTCGGCGTCTGTATTTGCCGCGATCTGGGCGACATGTTTCGTGAATTGTGATAACTGTGCCGTTGTCGATGACATACCTGAAACCGCAGTGGTGCACACCGGACGCACCTTGTTCGACTGCCTCATCCACGCGGCGACCGATGCCTCGGCGGATTGCCTCGATATCGACCCCATACACCCGCTCCAAAAAGCGCAGGACGGCGTGATCTGTGATGGGATGCATCGGCTTTTTCATCGATCTGCATTCTCTCTTGTTGGTTTCAGTTTGTCAGCGAGAGTGGGATTTGAACCCACGGCCTCCCACGAAGTGGGTGCGCTACCGGACCGCGCCATCTCGCCTATTCCTTGTCGGTTCCCGGCATCCCTATTTTATTCAGGAAGGTTTATCCGGGCGCACTCCGCTCAAGGCGTCTCCCAATTGAAGTCGATATCTTCGCGTTTCCCCCATGCCTTTAAGGCCTGAATCACGGCGTCTATTTTCTTGTGATCGCGCAGCATATCGATGTCTGCCGGTACCGCATGCCAGGTGTCCCCGAATTGGGCGCGAATGAAGGCATTCAAACCAGCGCGGCCGGGACGTTCCAAAGCGCCAACCTCACCCAACTTGGCCCAGAGCACATGACAAAGCCTGAGATCGGCACGAGGGGCGGTTGCGCGCCGCTTGTTGGTTTTGCGGGCGTAAGGTTTGAACCCGTCAGCCTTCAGGCGGATAATGATTTTGTTGAGCTCGTCTTCGGTCATATCGCTCATGCTGGCTTTGCCGGTTTCAGCAACCTGCAACGCATGGCGCGAATCCTGATCGAGACCCAACTCGCGGCACCCAACATGGATCAAGCGTTTGAGGGAAGCGGTCATTTGCGACCCCCGTGGTTCTTCTGTTTTGAGTTGGCTCGTTTGGCCTCGCGCACTTCATGTTCCAGCTTTGCTGTTGCCAGTAAAACCGGCTTCACTTCAGGTGGGGCCGCATCATAATCGCGACCAAATCTACCGTTCAGGCGCGGCAGCATCGCCCGCGGGATGCAGGTCCAGTTTGACGGATCAGTATTGGATTTGTCGCCGTCGCGGCTCTTGAGGCACATGCCTTCCGGTACCGGGCCGTTTTCTTGTTCCCAAAGGTGGCGGTGCTTTTGCACATAGCGACGGGGAGCGCCGGTATGAGGATTTGTTTCTGCTACACTGATCTCGACGTAGCCGTCTTTCGTCACGTGCTCATGTCCGAGATATTTCGTGTTGTGTGGCATCTGCCCTTTCTTGAATTGCGTACGCGCGCAATTGGCGTTGAACGGCATCTTTTTGCCCTTGTTCGCTGGAACGCTTCCCGGCTCATAACAACCGGTCCGTCCTGTCAGCCAACCATTGCGCTTGCAGAGCGACTTCAAGTGATCATGCGACACATCTGTCCGGTTGAACCGCGCGGTGAATTTGGCATGCAGGTCACGGCGTGGCAGTTCCTTGCGCGCCTCAATCCACGTCAATTCTTGGACGCTGTATTTGACAGCCGCGCGCTTCATTTCGTCGAGTTCCCGATCATTGGAAGGTGCGGTAATACGGTTTGTCCGTGCCGTGCATAAAGCTCGGCCGCCCGCAATTTCAGAGTGGCGTTTCCTGTGACCTGATCGGCGACCTTCACGATAGCCTCAGCGCGTTTAACTTCATTTTCGATTTGTTCTTCGGTCAAGCTATCGTCAGATAAGCGTCCAAGCTGTGCAAACAGGTGGTCGTTGAGATCACTAAGATTGTTGGACATGTTTCAACTCCTCAAATTTGGTGGTCTGATTGCCCCACACGTCGTTGTCGCCCCATGGCTCGCGGGCAAATAATTCGGCCTTGTGAGCATTGGGTAAGAGCCGATCGATCATTTCGCGCATTTGGATCGGTTTGCGGGAATGCTCGCGGCGGATCGCTTCGATTTTGTCGGGCACGTCATCTATGTGAAGTGGCGCATCAATCACGTTCCGCTCTGATCTGCTTGTAATCTGCGGCCGGCCAATTTTGCCGATCAAATACGGCTCAGTCGCCGATCGCTGAATATACCCCGTGCCGAAAACCAGCTTCCAGTTCACAGTGCGCTTGATCCACGCACCGCCCGTTACATAGTCAAAGCCCCAGCTCTCCATCAGATCCTGTGCCTGTTTAAGATGCGGCCATGTCGACCACAAAAAAAGATAACAATGTTGGTCAGAAAGATGCGCGATCGGAAGCTTTTTGCCTTCCGCAATCGGCATGGTTTCATAGTGCGCTTCAGGAGATTTCTCATAGCCCTTTGCAGACCGCATTTCATAGGGCCACGGATAATCAACGAGGATCGCGCCGTACTTCATCGGTGTGAGATGATCGAAAGGCCAATCGTTCATAGCGCCGCCACCAACTGCACCAGAAGGAGCATGTAACCAGCGCCAAAGAGCGCAGATATAGCCGCTTCTTTCATCCGCGCGAACACGACTGCGCCAAGGAGGAACAAGGCCATCGTAGTGGCGTGTGGTATGAGTTGATCCAGCGCCATTTTCAGAGCTTCGCCATATCCAGAGAGACGGGCTCCCAAAGCCCATCATTCGTGGCGCGTTGGTAGCCTCGAGTATAGGTTTTTGATCCAACGACCCGCATGGCATCCCGGATTGCGTCCATGGCGCGTTTCCAGCGTGGATCATCGATATCCAGACGCAAAAGCATGAAAATTTCAGACCGGTTGATCTGGCCTTCTTTGTCAGTGTTGAAGGCGCGCGTCACGACGGTGCGTATCTC